TGGGACTGGACGCCCAGCAGGCAGAACAGTTGGCTGCGCAAGGCGTTACCCGTGAAACTGCCAGGACCGGATTCAGCCGCATCCAAGCCGAACAAGGTTTGTACGAACCACAGATGGCGGGCGAAGAAGCAGTCAGTCAAGCCGAACAAATCGGTGCCGCATTCGGCACAAACGCTCAGGCAGCACAACGCATCGCAACCCGCCGCCGTCGCCGTCAAGCAGAGTTCGAAGCAGGCGGATCATTCGCCGCAGGGCAGGCTGGTGTAGCAGGTCTCCGCACCGCTAACCGATGATCTGCGACAACTGCGAACAAAAGTTTGATCCCATAGCAACAAGATGGCGTTGTCCGCATTGCGGCAAAAAACATCATTGTTGCGACGGATAGAAAACCGTGCTACCTTAAGACACGAGGCCGAGTGCCAGAACCCACGGGAAGCCCCCGTACCCGTGGAGTACATATCGGGGTGTAACCAACCAACGCAGCCATCCAACTCCTCCGGTTGGGTGTGGGCAGAAACGGAGAGTGCCATATGTCGAACCTCGAAGACGAGTTCTACGACGACGACCAGCAGGAATCCAACCCCGTCAGGGCAAGGATGAAGCAACTGGAAAAAGAAACCCGAGACCTACGCAAGCAGGTAGCGGAAGCCCAAGCAGCCCAGAAAGAACTGGCTTTCGTGAAGGCAGGCATCGACCTAGCCTCCCCGATGGCAAAGTATTTCGTCAAAGGCTACGACGGCGAACTTGACCCAGACGCAATCCGGCAGGCCGCCGAAGAGGCACAACTGATTACACCCCAGAAACCGGTCGATGACACCGATAAGCAAAAGTGGCAGGAAACAAACAAAATTGCCACCGGAAGCGAAACGGCACCACCGCCCGCCTCTTGGGTGGACCGAATCAGGAACGCCAACAACGAGTCAGAACTCCTAGCGATTTTCGATGAGGCACGAGCACAAGGAATCGAACTCTAACCTCACAAGGAGAAACCCAAAATGGCTGACTATTACGCAGCAGAAACCGGCACTGGCAACCTTCTGGTTGACCAGACAGCCTTCGAGAAGTTGGCGTACTTCGCCCTTCGCCCCGAAATGTACTACGACCAGTTCGCTGACGTTCAGGCAACGAACGCCACGAACCCCGGCGCAACCGTCAAGTTCACCATCTTCGCTGACCTCGCAGCAGCGACGACCGAACTCGGTGAAGCCGAGGATGTGACCCCCGTTGCGATGAGCGACAGCCAGGTCACGGTCACCCTCAAGGAATACGGCAATGCAACCGTCACGACCGCCAAGTTGCGGGCATCTTCGTTCCTCCCGGTTGACCCGGTTGCGGCGAACGCTGTCGGCTTCAACGCCGGTCTGTCGATTGACACGATCTGCCGTGATGTCCTTCAGGCTGGCGACAACGTGCTGTATGCAACGGGCGGTGCAACCGACCCGACGAGCCGCACGACCGTCAACACTGATGACGTTCTGCACATCAACGATGTCCGCAAGGCCGTCGCACAGTTGCGCAAGGCAAACGTTCCGACCGTCAACGGTTCGTACATCGGATTCATCCACCCCGACGTTTCGTTCGACTTCCGTTCGAACGTGGACGCTGGCGGCTGGCGTGACTCCTACAAGTACGTCGGTGGCGAAGGTCTGTACAACGGCGAGATCGGCATGATCGACATGGTGCGCTTCATCGAGTCGCCCCGTGCGCCGCTGTTCGTGGATGCGTCGAACAACTCGTCTTCGTCCGGGACCATCGATGTCTACGGCACCCTCATCATGGGTCGTCAGGCTCTCGCTAAGGGCGTGTCCCTCGGCGGCGAGTACGGCGCACAGCCGAGCATCGTGTACGGCACGGTGACCGACCTCCTGAAGCGTTTCCGCCCGGTGGGTTGGAAGCACTTCGTCGGCTACTCGGTCTTCCGTCAGGAAGCCCTGCGCCGTATCGAGTCGGCTTCGAGCATCGGCAGCAACGCCTAACTCTTCCGACAAGGAAACACAGGCCCTCTCCGATTTGCGTCGGAGGGGGCTTTGTGTTTTACTAGCGTTGTTGCGAATGGGGAGAGAAAACCCTTTTCCACAACTGGTAGTAAGGACCCGTCATCGTTGGGGTGGCGGGTTCTTGCTATTCTTGGGCAATGGCAACGTTTCGTCCACCAACCGACCCATTTGTTTTGTTTGACGACGGCAGCGGTGAAGGCATCTTCTCGTATCTGTCGGGCTGGCCGAGAGGCCGCAATGTCTTTAAACTGACCAACGGACAGTTCATTGAAACTGACCCGGCAGACCCAAACGACATCGCTAAGATTTACCACGGCGGCCACATCCATCCACTCACCGCCCAAGAAGAAGCAGACCTAATTGCAGCAGGATACGGGGCCTACATTGAAGCATAGGGAAATCCACCCGACAGATGTTGACGGATGTTTCGGTTGCAAGATTCTTGGTGTCCGCATGGGCGCAAACACCACCACCACCAGAGGTTCTGTTGTTGGTGAAACGAACGCCCGTGAACGCCGCTGGCAGCGAGATATGCCTGCGTACAAGCGGTTACGTCAACAGGGGTTGCAGCCAAGACAGATTGACGGTGCAGCCATTTTAGAGAAACACGCCACCGAGAAGTGGCAGATTGAAGGGCTTAAGTCGGCTCCGGCTGAAGCCAGTTAATCAAACCCTCGCCCGTAGCAACTGCGAGGAATCTCCACACCTGTTCGTTCCTGGACCCACTCAAAAATGTCGTAGATAACCTGCGGGTATGCCGCCATGTGTTCGTCAATCATTTCCTTGGGTTGTAGAAAAATGCTGGCCTCTGACCCGTAGCGGACCGTGGGTCGGGGCGCAATCGCAACAGGTTTATCGAACAGATTGTTGAGCATCCCATAATGAAACCCGTAACGGGTGTCAATTTTTTGTATAGCAATAGCGGGGTCGTAGGCGGTGCGTATAAAAGTGTTGGATGAAATCAGCGTGTGCGCCGTTATCAACCTGCCAGAGTTGCCTTTCATTGCCGCTTTGCAGAACTCCCCATAGTTTTCGAACTCCGCCCCAATTGGCACCCCCATGTTGAACTTGCCGTCAGGGTGAATAATTAGCCCAGGTTTTGATTTGATGGCGTAGAGGCAGGCTTTGATTGCCCCATCGAGCAACTGTTCATCGTCGCCCATAACCCAAACATATTCTCCGTTGACAAGCGTTGGGCCGGGAATGATGTTGGCATCTCCACCAACGTTGATTCTGGTTTGTCGGCGACTCACCCAATCCGGCAGGTCGTAGTCGGGTTTGTGGTTGACCGAAACAAAAACGTCAACTTCGTCGCACAGTTGCGGTTCAATGCTTTTCAGCAATCTATTCAGAAGATGTTGTCGATTCCATGTCGGAATGTATATCGACAGGGTGGACATAACCGCTAGTCTATCCAGCATGAATTACCAGTCTTGGAATGGGGTCGGGGACATCAAGGTTGGCTACGGGTCAATGCTTGACGGTTTTATTAGCCACGCCCCGAAAGATGTCGTGTTTGACAAACACGCTTCGGTGAACGTCTATATGCAGATGCCGATTTCTGTGAAAGGCTGGTTCAAGGGCCAACACCGTGCCCTGTTTACGATGTGGGAAACCGACACGATGCCACAGTTCATGCACCCGTGGTTCAGCCAGTTCGACCAGATTCTTGTACCCTGCGAACACAATGTAGAACTATTTTCTAAATACCACCCGAATACCACTTGTGTACCACTCGGGGTTGATTTGGCATTCTGGAAATCCAAAGGCCGCAATGCGGACGGCCCGTTCAGATTCCACGCAGGAGGCTCCCTATGGTTCCGCAAAGGTCTTGACATTGTTGTCAAAGCCTTCACCGAACTCAACCTGCCCGATGCCGAACTACACATCAAAGCAGCCCCACACGCCTTCGACGTAGAAACCGTCAAACACCCCAACATCATCTTTCATCGCAACTGGATGAACAAAGAAACCCAACGAGAATGGTACGACCAGGCCGACTGTTTCGTGGCGGCAACCAGAGGCGAAGGATTCGGCCTGATGCCCCTGCAAGCAATCGCTATGGGTATTCCCACCATCGTCTCTGAATCCACAGGCCAACGGGACTTTATGCACCTTGCCCAATGGACTGTCCCCTGCGGCAAATCAAAAGCCCAAACTGTCGGCCAGTGGGACGAACCCAATCTGCAAAAGTTGAAACTAGCAATGCAAGACGCATACGACATGCGTTTACCCCGGAAACGCCCAGCCGGGACAGCAAAATTTTCTTGGGCGGAAGCAGCCAAAAAACTAGTAGCAGCCGTCCCTAAGGGCGAACTGCTCGACAACCCAAAATGGGAAATTCCCACAGTCACCGTCCGGGTTCGAGCCAAACGACCCGTCAACGCTAATATTGCCAACGTCAACTATGTGATCGGTTCTGGGCAGGTGGCAGACATCACCCCAGGGGCCTATCAGGTATTATTTGATTCTGGTGCTGTCGAAATGGAGCCATCGTGAAAAAGCAGTTTTGGGATAAGAAGAACCCGAACAAGAAATCAACCAAGTTGACTGACAGCCAGAAGAAGGCTGCGAAGGCTCGGGCGGCAAAAGCCGGTCGCAAGTACCCGAACCTTGTCGATAACGCTTGGGCGGCAAACCAATGAGCATCGAATACCGTGGCGAACGGTTTGCTGGCTACAACAAGCCGAAGCGCACCCCTAACGCAAAGAAGTCCCATGCTGTGCTTGCCAAGCAAGGCAGCAAGATCAAGTTGATTCGTTTCGGCCAGCAAGGTGTGCAGGGTTCACCGGACGGCACCGCCCGTAACCGTGCGTTCAAAGCCCGCCACGCCAAAAACATCGCTAAGGGTAAAATGTCTGCTGCTTATTGGGCTGACAAGGTGAAGTGGTAATGGCTCCCCGTAAGGCGGCCAACCCGAAAAAGTCCGCCAAGTACTACCGGGACAACCCTGAAGCCAAGCAGAAAAAGAAGGCTTACGACACAGCCTTCAACAAATCCCCCGGCCAGATGGCAAAGCGCCGAGAGTTGGCTAAGGTCCGCCGTGAACGGGGTGTCATGGGCAAAGGCGGCAACGACATGTCCCACACGAAGGACGGTCGTATCGTGTCTGAGTCCCCGTCACGGAACCGAGCCAGGAACCGTGGAAAGAAGTAGTGTAGACTAGCGCCGATGGCTGCACCCGCTAAACAGGATTTGACGATTACCCGTGGCGACACAGAAGTCGTCGAGGTCACCATTACGTCTGACGGCACCACACCGATCACAATTACTGGCCGCACCTACTCCAGCCAGATGCGCTCAACACCCGATATTGCCGCTGTTGCAATCACCGGAACCTGCACCGTAACTGACGGGGCAAACGGTCAAATGAAGGTCACTTTTGCGGCGGCAGACACAGCCGACCTAGACCCAGGCTACCTGTATTGGGACCTTCAGGAAAATGCTTCCGGTGTGATTACAACGATTCTTTCGGGGACTGTCACGGTTCTTGCTGATGTGACGAGGTAGCAATGGCTACCACTACCGTCACGGTTGCACTCGAAACAGAAACCCTGACCGTCTACCGGACGAACAATACC